TTTACAAGCTGCTTATAGAACTATACAACGCAGCAACGATGCTAAGGATACCTCTGTAGGTATGCTACAAAATCAAGGCCCTAAAGGAATCTTGTTTGCAGATGAATCAAATGACTTTGGCCCTGAACAAGCAGGTAAGTTAAAAGAAGATTTCTACAATCAATATGGAACCAAAGGTAGAATTGCAAAGAACGCAGGAAATATTTTAATCGCAGGTGCTAAGTTAGGCTGGGTAAATATGGGAATGAGTCCTGTTGATTTACAAATACTAGAATCAGAAAAAATAACACTTAGAGAACTTTGTAATGTTTATGGGGTAAACTCTGCTTTGTTTAACGACCCTGATAACAAGACTTATAACAATATGAAGGAAGCTAAAAAGGAAATGCTTACACAAGTGATACTTCCTGAATTAGTTTTGCTTCGTGATGCTTTCAATAGATTCTTTGCAACAGAAATGGGGAAAGATTATTATATCGATTTTGATATTACTGTGTTCCCTGAATTGCAAGAAGATATGAAAGAGTTAAGTGCTATTCTTTCTCAATCTTGGTGGATTACGCCTAATGAAAAAAGAGCAGCTATGCGTTATGATACTGTACACGACCAAACAATGGATGAGATTTATATTCCTGCTGGTTATTTACCAATCGCAGAGATAACAATGTTACAGGACCCTACTAACGCACAACAACAAGGAGATTATAATATTCCACCAGTAAAATAAAATATATGGCAACATTCGTAGAATTTATATCACAATTACATAGCTCTAAACAACAAGCTATCGTATGGCATCATCAAACTGATGACTATTCTTGTCACAAAGCACTTAATAACTTTTATGATGAGATTGTTGAATTAGTAGATGGTTTAGTAGAATCTGTTAGTGGTATTTATGGAAGACCACAAGGATACTCTGTACAAACACTAAAAGACTATGTTGATTGTGAAACAGTGATTGTATACTTCCAGGACTTATATGCTTACATACAATCACAAAGAGCAGGCATACCACAAGAATCTTGGATACAAAACCAAGTTGATGAAGTTGCACAACTTGTAGCAGAAACAATTTACCTTTTAACTTTAGACTAATGAAATTTGAATCATTTGAGGCTTTAGCAAAAGCTTTAAGCCAATTAGAACAGAAAAAAACAGATAAGACAAATCCAAAAGGAATAGCTCACGCAAATTCTTTGATTGCTAGTGGTGATGTTATTAAGCCTAGTGCTTGGAACCATCCTACTGCACAAGAAGAAAATGACTATATAGATGCAAATGGTATTGAAGCTTATGGAAAATGGCATTTAGGAATAAACAGCCAAGCAGATCCTAAGACTAAAGACCATTATCACTATGTGTTTACTTCTGACTTTAAGAATGTAGACAGAGCAGGATTGATTGCTATTAGACAGCGTTCAGCTCAACAAGGCTTAGATGCAGTATTTGCAGCAGCAGGTAAAATGTTAGAAAAGATAGATGCTAAAAGCAATGCTTAATGTCCAAAATCATATACCCATCACAACAGTTCAACTTGCAACAAAAAATTGCAAGGAAATCAATTACTGAGTATCGACCTAAAATACAACAGGCACTTCAACACGATTTTAATAAAGCTGCACAATTGGTAAATGAATTAGGAGCACAACAAGTAGTCAATCAAAGGAAAACATTTTTCAGTACAGGTAAAGTTTCAAATATTTTACGAACTTTGTACGAAAGTGTGGGTGGATATACCGCAATGAGGTATGAAAAGATATTTGACAGATATAAAAAAGATGACTCGATAGATTTTAGTCTTGAAAGCATCTTCAAAGATTGGTTAGCATATATGCTTTCTTATTGGACTACTTATAGTGGTGCAAAGATGTATGGCATCCAAAATACAACCGATAGTGAAATAGCAAGAATATTAAACAATGCTATTCAATACGGAATACAACATAATCTTACAAATGATGAAGTCAATAAAATGGCTATACAACTTTTGAAAGATGGAACTATAAACAATGCAAGGAGTTTAATGATTGCTAGAACCGAATCACATCAGGCATTAAGTGCAGGTGCGATTGGAGCAGCACAAAAAGTTAACATACCTTTGCTAAAACAATGGGTTGCTGCTGAATATCCAACAAAAAGTGGAATGCCTAGATACTGGCATAGAGCTTTAGATAATCAAACCAATCCTGACACAGGAGGAACTAGAATAGAAGTTAATCAACCATTTCTAGTAAACACTCCTGATTATGGCGTAATCGAAATGCAATATGCACACGATGCCAATGGCGGAGCAAGAAATAACTGCAACTGCCGATGCTGCACAGTGTATATCGCTTAAACAAATAAATATGAGTAACTTTTATAACAAGAAGTCTTTAGATGCAGCTCCCATAGATATGGAGGACAATAGTAGAACGATTACTGTCTACTATTCTGCTTTTGGTAATGTAGATAGCGATGGTGATATTATAACGCCAGGTGCTTTTACTAAAACCCTAAAAGAAAATGGTCCACAAGGAAAAAACAGAGTATGGCATTTAATGAACCATTCTACTGATAAGCCTATTGCTAAACCATTTTCTATCCAAGAAGATTCTTATGGCTTAAAAGCTCAAGTTAAATTACCTAATACAACTTTAGGCAATGACTTATATGAATTATACAAGGCTGGACACATTACAGAACATTCTATCGGATTTCAAACTGTAAAGTCACAAACTAAGGGCCAGTATAACGAAATCACAGAAATCAAATTGTACGAAGGCTCATCCGTATTATGGGGAGCCAATCCTAATACTCCAACCATTGGTGTTAAATCTGAAACAAAAGCAGATATTAATGATGAAATCACTAAAACGATTAAGTCTTTAAGAACAGGCAATTTTACAGATGCAACATTTGAATTGTTAGAGTTAAGGCTCAAGCAATTACAACAATATCTATCCGAAATCGAAAACGGAAATTCAATTAACGAAGGTTCACAACCGCTTGAGAAAGCATTGGAAGAAGTCGATAATCCGAATGTTAAGGCTGAGATGGAAATTGTTAATTATTTACAATCATTTAAAATCTTTAATTAAGATGTTAGAAGAAATTAAAAGTGGATTCGAAGGCGTTAAAACCGAAGTAACTGAAAAGTTTGCAGGTGTAAACGAGTCTATCGAAACACTAAAAAATGAAAACGCTGAGTTAAAATCTCAAATCTCAGTTGTTAAGGATGAAATTGAGAAATTAGAAGCAAAAAGCAATCGCAAGACAATGAATCAAAATGAAGTTAAATCTTTCAATACCTTATTAGCTGAAGGAATTGAAAAAAATGCTGACTCAATCGCTAAGGTTGGTCGTCACGAAGCTAAAAATGCTGGTTTCGTATTGGATACTAAAGCTATCACAATGACTGAAGCTGCATCAATGACAGGTAGTATTCCTCGTGAATATGCTAACAAAGTATATGAAATCCCTTCTCGTAAAGTACACGTTAGAAGCTTATTGCCAGTAGGTTCAATGAGTCAAGGTATCTTTACTTTCCCTTATGAAAGTGCTGATACTGGATCAGTTGGTAACCAAACTGAAGGTGCAACAAAATCACAATTAGATTTTGCTATCACTATGCAAGATGCTCCTGCACAATACATCGCAGGTTTCTTAAAAATCTCTCGTCAAATGTTAGACGATGTACCTGGAATGACTTCTTTCTTACAAGCTCGTTTATTAGAGCAATATTTGTTACAAGAAGATGCTCAGTTATTAAATGGTAATGGTACTTCTCCTAACTTAAGAGGTTTAACTGTTGCTGCTTCTGCTGCAACTGGTGCTGCTACAGTTGATGTTGAGCAATTAGTACAAGCTATCGCACAAGTTGAAAGCTCTAACTATTCTGCTTCAGGTATTTTGATTAACCCAACTGATTGGGCTGCTATCGTAAATACTAAGAATGTTAACTCTGCATACTCTTTACCAGCTTCTACAGTTGTTACAACTGATGGTAGCTTAAGTATTGCTGGTGTACCTTGCTATAAGTCAACTGCAATCGCTGCTGACAAATTCTTAGTAGGTGACTGGTCTATGGGTGCTCAGATTATGCAACACACTGGTATCAATGTTCAGTTCTCTGAATTTGATGGTACTAACTTCCAACAAAACTTAATCACAGTTCGTGTGGAAGCTCGTATTGCGTTCCCTATCTACTATGGTGGTGCGTTCGTATATGGTGATTTCGGTAATTTACCTTAATCGATAATTAGGTTATAATACTAGGGGTAGTTTAAGGCTACCCCTTTTTATTTACATTAAATTTTAAGTATTTTTGTAAAAATTAGGCGTAATGCAGATAGTTAGAGATATTACAACAATCGTTGCCCCAAGTGCAACCCTTGTCACATTAGCAGATGCTAAGAATTACTTGAAGGTAGATTATAATGATGATGATGTTTTAATACAAAGTTTAATCGATTCTGCAATAAAAAGATTGGAGCAATATGCAGGTAGTGCATTTTCTCCTAGAACATTGAAGGTAGTGGCCTATGTGGATTTCTTTATTGAACCACCATACGCACCTATTAATAGTATAACAAAAGTTGAATATTATTCTGATAATGCTTGGGTTGAAGCAGTTTTAGATTCTGACTATTACATTTTAGGAGATACCTACAAAAAAGTGTATATGGTTACTGCTCCACAAAGAGAATACAGATTTACATATACTTGTGGATTTACAACACTTCCACAAAGCATCTACAATGCCATTTTAAAGCTCGTGGCTGACCTTTATGACTACAGGGCATCTGAAAGTCCAAACGACAAGTTAAACGAGCTACAAATGACCGCTTATGAGCTTGTACAGCCATTTAAACGAATAAACTACTTCATCTAATGATTAGTCAATTTAGAGAAAGGATTACATTCAATACAAAAACAGGAGTGTCTGATGGTGCAGGAGGTTATGTGAATACCCTATCTTCTTACTATACTTCTTGGGCTCAAGTGGTAACTCGTACCAATACTAGGACTGATATAGCAGGAAAGGATAGCATAAATGATACTATTACCTTTAGGATAAGGTATACGACTGAAAAAACATTTACCAATGCTCTTGTAATTACTTGGAAATCAAAAACTTATATGATTAATTCAATCATAAATGAAGATGACCAATACCAATATTATTTAATTTCTTGTTCAACATTGAAGTAATGGGAAGTTTTGATGTAACTATAAGTGGAGGAAGTGCTTTACTAAAGAAATTACAACAAGCACCTGAAACAATTCAATCTGAAACAGTTAAAATTATTAACGATTCTGTGAAGGAAATTTCTAATGCTGCTAAGTCAAAAGTTCCAGTTAAAACAGGTCATTTAAAATCAACTATAGGATACACAACATATCAAGAAAATATTGGTG